GACTTTGATCGCGATGCGTTCTATACTCAATTCGGAGAGGGATCTACTTTCCCTCAAGTCGTCTTAGGTGCAACTAACTTAGGTGGTTGTACTGAGACAGTGAAATACCTTCGTGAAAACAATTTGATCTGATGGAAGAATTCTACACGCTTGTTGACCTAGCGATTGATGCAGCGTTTGAAAAAGACATGTTCCTTTTCAAACCTTACAACTATCTTATTAACAGCAAGATTAAACGTGTCGAGATACAAGAATTTATTGAAAGTTCAACTGCTGCAACGTTAGCATTGACTGTTTCTGACCTTGATGCATACGTCAAGGGAGGTTCTGACTCTTATCATCGTCAACTTCGTGAAGCATATGGGCATCTTGGGAAACCAAAGGCAAGGAAAATTTCTAAGTACTTGTCACAGATTCTTATAGATGCTCGGCAATACGAATGGTATAAGAGACCAGGACGTAGAAAAAAGAAATAAATAAGTCAGAGTTCAAAAGGAGGGTTTCTACTGTAAACTTTATTTTCACGGAGGAAACCATGCTAATCGCATTAACAGTCCTAGTTACAATCGGTGCTTTCTTTTTAGGAATCACCGTTTCATGGTTGGCAAAGGGATACGTTGAAGATTTCATCGAAAACGCTGCCTATGCTAAATCAGTTACTCATCCCGAAATGCTTGACGAGGATGGTAATCTATTACATGATGAACTAATCTATGTCAGACCAACATCACCGTGGGACGAACTCACAGATTTTGATGACGATGAAGATTAAAGGAGTTTAAATTAATTATGCCTACAAAATCACTTGACAATAGTAACTCTAGGTTACTAATTAGTGAGATCTTAAGGAAGGTCTCAAATGCTAAGACGAAAAAAGAGAAAGTAGATCTTCTCAGGAAGCACAATTCTACTGCTCTTCGTCAACTATTAATCATTAACTTCGATGAGAGTATCATTTCTGAACTCCCCGAAGGTGATGTGCCTTACACACCAAATGATGCACCAGTCGGTACAGATCATACTAGACTTGAGTCTCAGTATAAGGGACTCTATAGGTTCTTTAAGGGTGGTGATCCTAGAATCAAACCCCTTAAGAGAGAGACAATGTTTGTTCAACTTTTAGAGGGACTTGCTGCTGAAGAAGCAGAACTTTTGGTTCTTGTAAAAGATGGTAAACTCAATGACAAATATA